CAGGATATTTTGCGCCAGCTTTCTTTGCTGCTTGATAAACATCCTCCCAGGTATTAATTTCTTCTTTACTCTCAGGTAGATTAATTTCTTTTTTAGGTTCTTTTCTCCATTTATTTTCAAACTTTTCCAGTACATCGTCTGGAATGTTTTCTTGCAGCCAAATTACCGCATCGATTTGATGCGGTAAGCTATCAAAATATTTGATAACATCAAGTAATTTAATTGTCATTTAAATACTTTTATAAAGAATTTAATTATTCAGCAGGTGCTAGTCGAGGATCAAGAGTAAACCCAAAAATATTATCAAACGATCTATCTGATACCCACATTTTTGTACCATCTCCTTTTATATACAAACCCCGTGGTTGATCAAGTATACTGCCATAATTCCAGCCACCATGTGCAACAGTTCCTGTTGAAATATCCCAGGCTGTACTTAAGTCCCATTCATAAAGAACACCACCTCTCATATGGTACATTTTTGTACCATCATATTTAAAAAATATACCATAAATATTAGCAAAATAAATTGACTGGACAAAACTTTGGCTAAAACTAGCTGTAGATAAATCCCAGGCGGTCGTTAAATTGTATTGATGAACTGAAGTTGAACTTCTACCTGCAACATACAGTTTTGTACCGTCAGGTTTAAAGAAAATTCCATTGGGTAACGTGTCTTTGCTTGAAATATCAAGTGTTGTTGTAAAGCTAGCTGTTGAAATATCCCAATCAGTGCTTAAACCATATTCATGGACAGCATCGCTACCTGGACCACATATGAACATCTTTGATCCATCATCTTCGAAATATAATCCATATGGGGTTGTTTCTTTTGCACTGACAGAGAAATCTTGAACCCAAGTTGCACTTGAAACAATCCAAGGATCTGATAAAGAATACTCCTGAACTTTATCAGAACTGGTTCCAATGATATACAGCTTTGTTCCATCTGGTTTAAAATATATTGCAGTTAAACTTGTTTCTTTATCTGCTACACGTAGATAATCATTTGCTGGTTCATCAAACGTAATAGTCGTTGCATCCCATGCTGTACTCGCTGATAATTGAGCAACATAAGGTTTAACTGAATCAATAACATAACATTTTGTACCATCAGATTTAAAGAATAAAGTATTTCCATAACGTAAGAAATAACTAAGATCCTCAGTACTAGATGTAGTAGCACTAACACTCGAAACATCCCAGGCAGTTGATAAAGTATATTGAAAAACTTTATAGTTGTAATTTCCCCATACAAACATTTTTAGACCATCTTCTTTAAAGAAAACACCTCTAGGCGTAAGGTCTTGACTTGTAGTAGATCTTTCTCTTGTGTAGCTAGCTGTAGAAATATCCCAACCTGTTGTAAGAGTATATTGAAGAATAGCATTTCTTTGATTACCGCAGATGTACATTTCAGTGCCATCTGGTTTAAAGAAGATATCGTCAGGCTCTGTTTCGTTTGCTGATATTGAAAGATCTTGAGAATAACTTGCCGTTGAAATATCCCATGCTGTAGTTAATGTGTATTCATATACTTTGTCATTGCCCTGACCTACAACAAACATTTTTAAACCATCAGATTTAAAAAAGAGTCCTTGAGGATTTGTATCTTGTGAAGATACAGAAAAATTTTGAACATAAGATGCTGATCTAACGTCCCAAGCACTTGTTAAATCATATTCATTTACGTCATCACCAGTTTTGCCAATAATATACATTTTTAAGCCATCAGACTTAAAAAATACTCCTTGAGGACTGCTTTCCTGTGTATTGACTCGATACCAATTTTGTGGTTGATCTCTAAATAAGACCCAAGGATTTTTATTGGTATCCCACCTTCCATCTGTTCTTTCTTCAATATATCCTTGATAAATCCTATCTGAGTTGTAACCCATAAAATAGAATTTACTACCATCGCTTTTAAAAGCGATTGCCTGTACATCATCCTCAAGGCCACAGATGCCATTAAACTCTACATCGTTAAAAGTTGCACTAGTAACATCCCATGCTGAAGATAAATTACATTGAGATATTCGTTTGTTACGTACACCAACTATATACATAGTTCTTCCATTATCTTCAAAATATACACCTGTAGGCTCATATTCACTTACTCCTGCTGTACTAGTAGCAAAATCTTGACCTGTTGTATATGTACCAGTTGAAATATCCCAGGCGGTTGATAAATCAAATTGATAAACTTTATTATTTTGATCTCCTACAATGTACATTCTTGTACCATCATATTTAAAAAATATATCTTGTGGTTTATTGTCTACTGAAGATATAGAAAGATTTTGATTATAACTAGCTGTAGAAACATCCCAAGCAGTGGTTAAATTGTATTCATTTACTTCATCTCCATTACTGCCAATTATGTAAAATTTAGTTCCATCAGTTTTAAAGAAAATACCTGTTGGAGCAGTTTCTTCACTTGATACTGAAAAAGTTTGATTAAAAGTTGCACTTGTAATATCCCATGCAAGTGTTAAATCAAATTCATTAACATCATCACCGCTCGTGCCTACGACATATAGCTTATGTCCATCGTTACCAAATGTTAAACCATAAGGATTAGCTTCATAAGTACCGACGTTTAAAACATCGATATCTGGGTAAGTATATGAAGCTGTACTAATGTCCCAAGCTGTAGATAAGAAATAAGTCAGCATGGATTCGCTTTTAGCATCCACCAAATAAACTTGTTTCCCATCAGGTTTAATAAAAAGACCGAATGGACTATTTGTTTGATTTCTAACCTGAAAACTGTGACTATGAGTAGCCGTAGAAATGTCCCATGCGGTTGTTAGTGCCCATTCATCTATGGCATCATGGCTACTTTCGCTTATAAACATTTTTAAACCATCTGGTTTAAAACGTATTCCATTTGGCCCTTGGCCTTCACCTACAATAGAAAGAGATTGATTGTAACTAGCTGTAGATAAATCCCAAGCAGTGGTTAAATTATATTCATATACAGCGTCATCAGAATAATCTTGTGTTACTGCATAAAGTTTAGTTCCATCAGGTTTAAAAGTAAAAGCATTTTTATTTCCTGTTTGCGAGGCAAAACTAAACTCTTGACTATAACTAGCAGTAGAGATGTCCCATGCGGTTGTTAATGTATATGCAAACAGTTTGTCTTGGGTATTACCAAGTACAAACATTTTTAAACCATCAGGTTTAAAAAACACTTCGTATGGTGAAGTAGTTTTTGCACTTACATCAAATTTGCGAACAAAAGTTGCATTCCTGAGATCATATGGTGATCCTATTTCATACTGATAAATATATCCTCCTGATGATTCACCATGATAAAAATCTGTTCCATCTGGTCCAAAAAATGGACCATTCAAACTATCTGTTCTATCTCTTAAAGGTAAATCATAATGTGGAATACCATCAAAAGAAGCATAGGTTAAATCCCATTGAGGTGTTGGTTCTTCAGTTGATGAACCTGCAGGACCTAAAATTGCTCTAGTTAATAAATCCATTTATAAATTACTCTGGTTTGTTTGGCCAATTTACATTATAAGGAAACCCTTCTTGTTGGGGAAGTGCTCGAAGATTCGTACGATATTGAGACCACTCAAGTTTTTTTTCAGAACTTAAAGGACTATCTGTAAATTGCGTCCAATCGGAATTAGAAAGTTCTACGTTTCGTTTTCCACGGATATTAGAACTAGCTCTTGATAGAGGAACTTCTTGTACTGCCCATCTTTGTGTCCAAACACCATCAACAAGATGAACACTTTGAGTAACACGATGAGTTGCACTGTCATAGTCAGGCACATCAGTCAGTGTTACAGGATAAGCGCCATGCAAAAGAAACGCTTGTTCAGTAATATTTTCAGGAAAAGATTTAGAAGG